TTAAAGGTTTAATTCCACAAGACCGGAGCTGCGAAACCACGACTTCGCGATATTTGCGTCCGGCCCTGCTTATCAACACGCGCGGTCCAACATGCCGATAGTAGTGATTTACACTTGGCGGATACGGCAGTTCGAACTCCATATTATCAGCGTTTCCACGGCGCGGCCTGCTGCTGCGTTTGCGGCGGCGCTGCCGCGTTCGCTTTGGCCGCATAGCCTTTGATTTCATTAGTGATTTCATCGGTGTCGTTGCGTTTTTTGCACTTGACCGCAATTTCCAGCGGCAGGTTATGCAGGTCAACCGAGTCCTGCGGCTGCATCACATTGACCGCGCGGCAAATAGCCGAAAGTTCTCCCCTGGCGATTTTTACCGCCTGCTGGTTGGGGTTGTCAATATTGAGCCTTGCCCAGACCTTGCGGTCTTTGTACTCGCCTTCGATAATTTCGAAGGTCAGTTCCAGAAACTGCCCATTTCCCGACTTGGTCGGCTTGATTTCCGACTCAACGATCACCGCGAGGTATTTTCCGGCGGGAACAGCTTCAAAAGCTACAGTTGGTTCGACTTCGTTTGCGTTAAAATTGAGCGTTGCCATAGTTACTTTTTTCCTTTGGTTTGATTTTTGATCTTGAATACTTTTCTATTTTTGAATTCTTCTTTTTTGCCTTCGTTCCAGTTCGAAACTGGCCTAAAATAGCCGCAAATCCTGCTGTATATCTCGCACTTTGCTCCACACTTAGCCATAGTCACTCCTTTCTATTTCAGGTAAAGATTCCAGCTCAATAGCCGGATATTGGCTGATAATCTTGCCGGTTTCGGAATCGGTCCGGGTAACCTGAATGACGTAGCTTTTCTTTTGGCAGTAGTCATTCAGCAGTTGCAAATCCTCTTTCGCCATCTGATAACGGTGATAGACCGTACTGACTATCCGCCGCGACCTTCGCTGGTAAATTACCCAGCTGCGCCGGATCATTTTTCAGCTCCGTCGTTTGCTATAGCCGCCATCAACGCACCCCAGGATAACGGCAGTTCAGCGGGCAGATTAAAGCGAGTCTTCGCTACGCAGGCAGGGCCGCCGACCGTGCGCATAATCCGTTCGCCGCCAGCAGTTCCAATCGGGGCGGCAATGGTGCGTTCCCGGTTGAAACCGGCATCCTCTTTCTGCGTCCTGAATCGTCTTGTTGCAAATAAAACCGCATCCGCCCATTCTGAAATCAGGGCATTTGCGTATTTATGCAGCCGGGGTGAATAGCGGTCGTAGGCGGAAGATTCCGGGTCTTCGAACTTTTCGATTTTCGAGTGCGCTATCAAAATGCAGGCCATGTTCTTTTCATTCCGGAGCGCTTCCAGTAAGGTGAGGATTTTGTACCAGCGCTTTAGGGCATGGGTGTAGCCGTGAGCATAACCACCATCAGCTTGCTCAATGCTCTGTACCCCATATTCCCGACAGACTTCGTCAAAGATCAGCCGTTCAGCCCAATCCAAAGAATCTATCGCAACCGTCTGGAAATCATGTTCTTCCTGATATAAAGCGTTCAGCGCATCCATTACCTCGAAAAAACTGTTTGCTAGCGGAAATTTATGGCAGTCGATCTCGGATAAGCCATCTTCAGTTTGAACAAAAACCGCGTTCGGCGCAGAAGCCGCAAGCGAGCTTTTACCGATTCCTTCGGTTCCATAAATCATGATTCTCGGCGGCTTCGATTCTTTTCCTGATTGGATTTTTGCAAGCAGACTCATAATGCGTTCTCCTTATGGTTAACGATTGATTCTTTATTGTCCGTTTCTAACGGAAGTGATTTGATATGTTCTGTGGCCAGATTGCAGACCTGAGCAACGATGGCCTCTATTTCTCCCTGAGAATAACGAATTTCAGGATATTCCCTGATTTCACGTTCCAGGCGGGTTTGGAGCATGCCGCCGATGCTTTTGACGATCGCCTCCTTTCGCTTATTCCTGATCTGTTCCGGAGATTCAGGAATTTCGGCTTCGGCTTCGTGCCGCCGGTTTTCCATGGTCTGGTTATAGGCTTTGTTAACCGACATTTTCCCGGCGGCTACCGCATCTTTAACCTTTGGCGGCGCGTGTTCGCTGACCGCACGTAGACGCTCGACTTTTCGGGTTGAAACTCCCAGAAGATTGGCTGTTTCTTCCGCTGATTTCCCCAAAGCGCCAGATGGCGCTTTGGAAGAATTACTTTTAAAATTTAGAGTTCTATCTTTTCTCTTATCCAACTCCGCCAAACAGGTCATAAGCTCACTGTCGGTAAGGTTGCGCCGATGGCTCTGTGACCTGATGGCGTACTGCAAAGCCTCTTCTTCGCTCACAAAATTCTTCAGCACTACCGGAATTGTACCCATGCCCGCTTTAAGAGCGGCTTCAAGGCGGGTGTTCCCATCGATCACCTTACAGTGGTTCCCCGCCCATACGGTAATCGGATGAGCATAGTCGTAACCGTTGGCTTTCATGTCGTCGATAATTTTTTTCAGAACATTTTCCTTAATGGGAAAAAGCGTGCTGAACGGAGCCGTTCTGCGCAACTCCAGGGTCGTCATGGAAGTAATACGCTCCTGCATCATTTCACCTCCGGGATCGGCAGAGTGGTGTTCCAGCGAAATATCGAAAGGGTTTTCCCTTTGACATAGGCGTTCCAGGCTTTGATGTAGTACGCCAGTGTTTCGCGGACACTCAGTTTTTGTTTATTCATGAGGTTGCCGATCAGCTTCATGCGCAGTGTCATGACCGGATGTTTCGCATGAAGATTTTCGCCGGTTTTCAACATGGTGATGAATTCTTCCGCCTTGCGCGGATGAGCTCGCATGAACAATAAATAAGCCACCCCCATATTTGAAGTGACAAAATGGTGTTTGCTGCCGGATACAGCTTCTGCAACGTGCTCAATCAAGGCTTTGCTCTGATCATAATAATGTTCCAGAACAACATTTTGAATCGAACTCTTACAGCTTGCGGGATTCAGTTCGCTGTCAAAATGATCATATATCCACGCCAGCTTCGTAATGGCAGCGGCGGTGCGCCAGCGCGGAGAACCTTTAATATTCAAAACATCGGCGAGGTGTCTGTTCTTCCCCTGATTAATCGTTGGCATTACACTCTTTTTTACATTGTATGCCACCAGGAATACTATCGGCACACCTGATTCGATGATCGCCCAGAGCCGGTGCTGGCCGTCAAGCAAAGTGCCATCTTCCGCGATAGCGATGGTTTCTCCGTTTTCGGCCCAGTTGCCGCAAGTCATCGCGTGTGCCAGTCTTTTGACATACTTCATGCTAATATTGCGGTTCATGGTGTTGCTTTCGAGCATTTCCGCCGCAATGTCCGAGGTGATTTTTACTCTTTTTGTGTACACGTTACTACTCATGGCTAGACTCCTTTTGTTGTTTTTGGGGTTCTATCTTTTCAAGTTCTTTGTTTAACACTTCAGCGATATACCGCAGTTGTTCGCGGTCAAAACGTTTAATGGTGAGATTGCAGAAATCATCCAGGACTTTTTGAGGGAATTCGAACGGCTCATCTTTGCCGCGTCTAGCTCCTACCGTCCGGTTATAGGCGGAATTTACCGTCATGCGCCCGGTTTTGACCATCCGTTTAATTTCATCATCGGCGTTGTCCATGACGGTGCGGATTCGTTCAACTTTGCGGTGATTTATGCCCAGTAATTCAGCTGTTTCTTGGGCTGATTTTCCCAAAGCACCATGTGGTGCTTTGGATGAATCACTTTTAAAATTTAGCGTCCTATCTTTCCTTTTATCCAACTCCACCACACACGCAACCAATTCACCGTCAGTAAGATTGCGGCGATTTTTTTGGCAGGCAATCGCGTATTTTAACGCTTCTTCCTCATCAGAAAAGGCTTTAAAAATAGCTGGAATCTGGTATATGTTTGCTTTTCTGGCGGCCGCCAGCCGGGTATGCCCGTCGATGACGACGTTGCCGTGATCCTTCCATAGCACCAGCGGCTGGCTGTTGTCGTACCCGTTGCGTTGCATATCCCAGTAAATATCGTCCAAAACACGTTTCCTGACCGGAAAAAGATCACGAAAAGGGGATGCGGTTTTTAAGTCATCTATATACATATCGAATAGCTCCTGAAGTTATTTACTAAAAGAAAGCAGTCTGGTTTCCTCGTAGCCGGTAGGCCAGAGATTTTCAGCTCGGCAGCGTTTCAGCCGCTCAATGGCGGCGGTGTTTTCTGATTCGGCAGAGCCTAAAGACTCCTCAAAAACTCGCCAGACACCGCAGCGGAACGGCTGTTGTTTTTCCACTGCAATCAGGTGAAAAGGATAGCTTTTCCCTGAAACTTCCCGCAACACAGCGCGGTAAAATGCCGCCTGGTAGAGATACTGAAAACGCCTTGCGTCAAATTCAAAATGGTCGAGATTATCACAGGTTTTCAGGTCGATAATCCCGTGCTTTTCGTTAAAGAAATCCATCCGAATCTGACACGGGATATTGCGGTAATTTATGCGAACCACTCCCTCGGCGATGCCATCATCCAGTAACTCCGCTGCACCGTTATGCAACCAGACGGCAATCTGCAAACGTTTAATGAAATCGAAATCGCTTGAGGAAATAACCGGCATCCCTTGCGCCTCGGCCCAGGCTCTGTACGCCTGGGTGTTTTTCCCGTAAGGCTTGCCGGTTTGCGGATTGACCGGTTCGCCAACCGTGTATTCAGAGTTGAACTTTTCTATGCCTTCCAGCGTCAGCGTATGCGTTGCGCGTCCGATGACATAAGCAGGCCGGTCTTCATCTCTGATTTCACCGGTTTCCTTTTTGCGGAATAGTACCGGGCAACGTCGAAAATTCGCTAACGCATGGCTCGATAAAAAGCGGTCGCGTTTGGCGTGGTATTCGGCGGCAGGTTCGGTAATGATAAAATCGAGTGCTTCCATAAAATTTCCTTTTTCTGTTGGATTAGAAAATGCCCTTTCACTGTCTTACATACGGAAAGACAGTGAAATCTGTTCACAACAAAGGAGGGGTGGAAGCGTTTTTTAAGGAAATTTCCCGTCTGAAAAGCTTTGATGGAAGATTTTTCTGATATTTTGCAGTTTGCGGTAGAAGGCAGCGCGGGAAATAGAATGGTCTTCAAGAATCTCCGCAACGCTGTAATCTTTCAACATCCGGCAGAGCGCGGCAAGGTCAGGCGGCAACTTCACGATGAACTCGGCTATATCCAGTGCCAGATAAATATCGTTGTCATCGAATGTCAAGGTTTCAACCAGGTCGGTTGCGCCGCTTTTCGCAAGCGACGCGGGTTTGTTGAGGGACGGCCCATGCCGCCGCCAGTCGCGGCAGTCCGCCTGGCGGTAATTAATAAGATCAGCGATTTTGCTTTCCATTACGCGCAGAATGAAAGTTGTTTCCCGCCCCTTTTCCGGATCGTAATGCCGGAGCCGTTTTAACAATGCCAGCAACAGTTCCTGTTTGATATCCGGCACATCTTGTTCCGTAAAACCAAACTTGCCGACTAACAGCCTGGCTTTTTTCCCGGCAATATTGCACGCGCAGTTCCAAACGTCCTCTTCGACAATTTGGTGCGGGCAGTTTTTTGTAGTGTTTTTATCCATTGAATCACTCTTTTGTTTTGCGTCAATCGTTAAAAACAGGAATAGGAAGTTGGAGCCATTTCGGCTCCAACTTCCAGTGTCTTTTGTCTTCGTTTGCCTCCGCAAACGGTAATTATTGCGTTATTACGCGCGGCTGTTTGTCAGCGCTTCTCCAAGCTCTTGCCGGAGCTGCTTTAAAAGGTTGAACCGAGCCGCCAGCTTTGACGTTCCGAGGAATTCCAATGCTTCTCCAATGCAGCTTTCCAGTTCAACCAGGCGCGTTATCGGCTCCTGGTTTTTCAAGGCTGTATTCGCGCATTGCTGCAGTTTTTCATGCAGTTCGCTTAACTGCTGGAACCTTGCGGTCATGTTGGCGTTGCCAAGTTTGTCAACGGCGTCTTTCACCGCATCCTCGAGGATTTCAATGCGTCGCACTGCGGGGTCTGGCGAAATTTCGCTTGCCGCGTTTTTATCCGATTCGGGGTTCTCAGTTTTTCCCTCCGGCTTATCCGAAGCTTCATCTTTTCCTGTTTTATCGGATTCTTCCGATAATCCAAGCATCTTGCGAATGTCGTTGCGAATATGCGAGATTACACCATGCCGTATGGCTATTTCCTCTCCGATTCGTTCCAGTTTGGATATTTCCCGTTCAAGTTCATCGAGAAATGGATGTGCCTGGTTTTCACAAGTTTCTGCTTTTTCCCCTTCATTACTGACTTGTACAACGATGATTCTTTGCATGATAGTTTCCTTTTTTTAAAGGGTTTGGTTTGATTGGGCGGCTTTGCCGAATGCGCGGCCCGCCCTTACCGCAAAGTTATTTTCTCATAGGCAATCCTCCGGGTTGTTGGTTTGAGAGTTTGGGTTCGGAAGAAAATTCTATGATTAGGCCTCCTTTCTCCTTTGAAATTTGCTGATAATATTCGCAGATGTTTCCATCGCGGGCAGCAATCATAAAATCCAGAAGCAACTTGAGCACAGGCGAGCGTATCGATGATTCAAGCAGTTCGATACCGTATTCGGTTTCCTTCTCCAGAAGTTCAAGCCGCTTTAATGAGTTCCATGAAGACCCGGGATAATCCAACAGCTTCTGTAATTTTTCACCCCATGCCGCTATTGCCGGATCGGTAAAAACAGTGCCCATTGAACGGTGCGTCAGGTGGCCTTTCCATATTCCTAGTTCCAATACGACAATCCGCTGTTCTTGATGACTTCTAGCTTCTTTTATTTTGATGTGCAGATAAAGCGGCACTCCTATTAATTCCGCTTGAATTAAAGTTGGGATTCTTGACATTTTTCTACTCCATAATTATTTTGTCGTTACAAAAAAAAGAGACGTATCCGCAAGAACAGTTAAAAAACTGTCTTGAAGATACGTCTCACTTGACGGCCTGCCGCAAACACGGGATCCGCCCCGAAAAAGACTGCGTTACTTACCGTTCCGCTCCACAATTAGAGCCATACGATCCGTTATTAAAATTGTCTGGGTAATAAATTTTACTACTACAATATACGATTCCTTCTGTTGTTAATGATTTCAATTCGGGAAATTAAGCTTTATTCAGCCGCATCGATCCGTTAACAGGCCACGCCAATTTGCCACGCTTCTCAACTACGAGGTCATATGGCACGTCACTTCAATTGTCAGGTTCGTTAATTGTTTACTTTATTAGTCACCTCCGTAAGTTGTTGCGCAGAGTTATTTGTTTTACGGCTTTCCCGGTGCCGCAAGTTCGGGTATATTTTTAGCTCGAAGGCTCCATCGTCACTGACAGTCACTATGTCTGAAGGTGCGAAGAAGATGGCTTTATGTCCAGTCAGCAGTCGGCTGGCTTCAGAAGTGAGTTGCCTGTCGGTTGGAGCCAGTAAAATGAACGGGTTCTGATGCAGACCGCAAAGCTGTCCGACGGTATCAGTCATTTCCTCCGGGCTTGCCGGGATCGTCAGGCAGACCGGGTACGCTGCTTCATCATCTTTAAACGAATACTCTCCCAACTGCCAGGCGTTGCTTAATATCCACGTTTTTCCGGAACACGGCTTAAGCTCCAGAGCGTTGCATAACGCCTGATGGAACTTAGTCCGGTTCAACGAGTACAGCAGAGTGTCCTTGAACTTCAGCCTGTAAGGCCTCGTCCGGCCACGAGGACATATCGCCTTGATATCATGCAGAGAATTCTCGATCACCTCGCGCGGACAGTTATATTCGCATAGGGCAATACACTCCACGGTTCTCGCCCGCAACATTTCAAGCTGAAGATATTCCTCACAAAACACGGAAAACTTTTCCCAGGAGCCAAGGTGATTACGCCATTCGCACCACGCCGCCGTCTGCTCCGGCAGCGTCTCCAGATATTCCCAAAATACGTTGTCTTTCATTTAATCTTCTAAACCCTTAAGATTGGAATATATTTGTTTGACTTGTAAACCATAACCAAATAAACACGGCAATCATGATAAGCGCCGCATCCCCGGCTCTGCCGCGACGATTCGTTTGTCGCGATAATTAAACATGAATTTTGGGTGCCTCCTCTTGCCGAGATTTATGTCTTTCGCCTGTCCGTCACCGCTTTTTTCAAAACCTCTTCGATTTTGAAAACATACTCGAGTTCGCCCATTCCTGCCGTCAGAAGCCTGACCATCCCGGTACTCGTAGATATTTTTATTTCGACGTAGGTGCGGCAAACCCGCCAAAACCAGAACAGCGCGATAAGGGGAAGGATTATGCCGAAATATCCGCAGCCGCCGTAAAAATAACACGCAGCCGGAACCGCAACCAAAGCAAGCAGCAGCAGCACAAATGCCGTAGCCCACGTAAAGGCCTTGAA